AAACTATGCCGTTTTCACTCGCCGTTACTGCTCCGGACGAGGCGGCTGCCCCCCCATTGTGTTGGCACAATGGGAAGCCCCTCGGTTCTAGTCGGGATCCCTACAGGTCTGTGGTACGGGCCAACTGGCCCGGGGTGTCGGCCTCCCAACCGAACCACAGCATCCCCCCCAATAGGGCCCACCCTGACTAGCTGATCCTGGCTAGGTCGCAGTTGAGTGCAGACCCTCCACGTCGACCACGTCATGGTACCAAAAGTTACCCAGGATATAAGGTCCGCCAGTCCCTGGAACCGCTTCCACAGCTACAAACATCGCTGTCTGCATCGTGCGGTCAAGGTCCTCGAGGACGGTACCTGTTTCACCAATATCAAAACGCTTACGCCGCATCTTGGTAGGGAAGGGTATGTCCGTCTCCTGCCAGACAGGGAAGCTAATAGTAGACCCAAGGGCCTTGATCTGGTTGGCGAACGCGTTATAATCAGCGACCGTACCGGACGTCCTAAAGGTATTCTGCGCGAGCCAAATGGACCGTGCAACCTCTGGGTTGTCAGTAAAGCCGACGAATACGCGACCTGTGGTAGTGAAACTACAGCTTGGCTCCCACTTGATACGAGTACCAGGCAGGAAGCGAGCAGAACTGTAGTAACTCGTGATCTCATTACCGGCAGAAGCAATGAGATCCGAACCGGTGTCGTTAAACCCCGCGATATACAAGCGGCGAGTGGCGCCGAGACCTGTAGTCCCGAACGTACCAAAAGCGATACCACTCACATTGTAACGCAGAATAGAACCGTCACCGTTTGGCTCCATGCGTGGCGCGTTGGAGCGCCTGCGCCGAACTCCGGCATGTGTCATGGCCCCAGCGGCCTTACCAGGTTGGCGTGATCTTTGAGAGGGCATTGTCTTGATCGATGATGGCAGCTTGGGAGAAGTTTTCCATCATGGGCTGGCTGGGGAGAAGCTCTGCTGGACCGGCATACTCAGCCTCGAGTGCCACCTGGTGGTCGGGGAGGATGCCAAATGCTCGCCAAAACGAGTATCTAGCCTCCTCATCGATCACAGCAGGGGAGCAACCACGAGCCCAGTATGCCGCACCGCAGTCATTGACCCTCTCAACCAGCCCACCGGATGCCTCCTCACCAAGCCGCACCAGGCGTGCATACCAGGCCTCCCAAACGGGGACCCCACAGCATAGCGCCATGCCGCCCATGCCCACTGTGTGGGCCCACTTCCTGACCTCTTGCTCCGTGGACCAGCCAACCAGCGAGACACAATCCTTGCTCATAGCCACAAAGGGGTTTCGCACCATGCGCCACCCTGTCGACAAACGCACAGGGTGAAACTGGCAAAATTCAACCTCCTCAAGGTGGTAGCAGGGTGCCTCACGGGTGAGACTGAACCCGAAGTCGAGGAACCAGGCAGCCAAGCCATCAAACCGGGCCAGGTCACCCGTCTCACACATGACCACGCAATCGTCACCATTGTTGCTCAAGCGGGCACGAATGCCACGCGCCAAGCAATAGGCTAGCACGATGCTGGACATGATGAGGCAGTTGCCCATTCCCGTATTGATGTCACCCGACATGCGGCAACCGTCAACTGTGTAGTCCACGCGGTGACCCTCGGTACGCCCAATGCCGCGGTTCTTCAGCTGCCACTTGAGGAGCTTTCGGAGTTTGGGGCAACGGAAAACGGCGTTATACACGGAGTGTTCCCACTCAAGTGCCCCCACGGACACATGTTGGTCAAACCGCGAAGCGTCGAGTCCGAATGCCACAGGCCTACGAAACTGT